AAACTAGAACTAATAACAACAGGTGAAAAATCAGGTACCTGGGGTACAATCACTAACACAAATTTACAGATATTAGAACAAGCAGCTAGTGGTTATATTGCTGTAGATGTTGCATCTAGCGATGTAGCATTAGCATTATCTAATCATGCTGTATCAAATGGTAAAAATTTATATTTTAAATTTACAGGAACTTTAGCTGCAAACAGAACAGTTACAATGCCTGACTCTGCAGAAAGAGTATTTATTGTAGAGGATGCTACAACTAGATCTACAAGTAATTATACACTAACAATTAAAACAGTATCTGGAACAGGTATTGCATTACCTGTTGGATCAAAATGTTTAGTATACTCAGATGGTACAAATATTAATTTAGGAATAAGACAAAAAGGATACTACACACCAACAACGGCCTATACTGCTGTGGACGGCGATCAATTATTAATTGATACATCTGGAAGTGGTATTGGATCAGCTATTACTATAACTTTACCTGCTTCACCATCTGTAGGTTCAGAGGTTCATTTTATAGATAGTGGTAATAACTTTGCATCAAATAATTTAACTATAGCCAGAAACGGTTCTAATATTTTAGGTGCTGCTTCTAACCTAGTGGTAAACACAAGTGCATCGGCTTTTACTTTAGTATTTGTGAATGCAACAAGAGGCTGGGCTTATAAAACTAAGATATAGGAGCACGGACCATGGCTCTAATTGAGTACAGATTTAAACCGGGTATAGATAAACAAAATACCGAATCAGGTGCAGAGAATCGTTGGATTAATTCAGATAACGTAAGATTTAGATATGGACTACCTGAAAAAGTAGGTGGCTGGTCATCTCTTGTAACGGATACAATAGTAGGTGTAGCAAGAGCACAACATGCTTTTGTTGATATTGCAGGTAATAGATATGTAGCGATTGGTACAGACAAATTTTTATTATTATACTTTGAAGGTCAATTGTATGACATTACACCTTTGAAAACTACTTTAACATCTGCAACTATTGCTACTACAAATGCATCACCAACATGTACTATTACAAAATCTGGACATGGATTATCTGTTGGAGATATAGTGCAACTTGATAGTGTTACTTTACCAAGTGGTACAGGATTTAGTGCATCTGATTTCGAAGATAAAAATTTTCAAGTAATAACAGTTCCAACAACAAGCACCTTCACAATAACACAATCATCTAATGCTAGTGGCACAGTATCAACAGGTGGTAGTTTAAGTATTAAACCTTACGAGCCTGTGGGACCTAGAGCACAATCATATGGTTATGGTTGGGGT